CTCCGTGCAGCAATACGCCACTGCAAAAAAGATGAGGGACTCAAGAGAAAAGGTGAAACCGTTCCCCATACTGGAGAATTTGGACCACCTTATTAACTTCTCCTCTTGATGCTCTCGTTTGATAATACCGTATTTGGTTCGACAACTATCCATCACGGAGTACCATCGTGGGGGCAAAAGCTCCCGCACAACAGAGTCAGCAATAGAGTCACTAGCCGAGGATAGGTCAACAGTTGCAACTAAACCCGTTTTCGAGCCTAGCTGAGCCAACTTTTGGTTCCTACTCTGGTCGTGTAAGTCAATACCAAACCTAAGTAAACGTCGATTGATCATTTCGCCAATAGATTTTTGAAACCAGAGATTTAATCCTGGCTCTACGGCGATAACTCGATCCGTCGACGCGTCCTTAGGGACAGTGATAACCTTACTCCCTACTTGAAACTCGGGGTATTTAGTTCCGAATACCAAGTGCCTTGCCCATAGGGGATACATCAAACCTATGAGATCGGGTGGAAGCAAGGAGTAGAGGTCAGCGTGATGCCAGCTTCACGCTGGAATTTTCTTGATGAACTGGCGTCTTTTCGCTTAATAAGCGTCGAGGCGCCAGGACCCCAGTCAGCCGAGGAGGCAAATTCTTCAGCATCAAATTCGCCCAAAACCTCTGAGATTTTACGGATGATTGCGTCATGCAACCAAACGGTCGGACCCGTGTAGTTCGGATCGTCACTCAAAGATCTAAAGCGGTCATTCGATTGCTTACACAGATCTTCATATTTTTGGAATTTCTGTAAGGCAACTTCCGCCAGGTCCGTCGACAGGTTTAGTCCTGTAAACTTCGACAGCAGTTTAGTCGCCGCGTAAGCATCCCGGACTTCCTCAAAACTATTATAGTGCTGAGGAACAAACTCCAAGTCAGCAATCTGTTGATGCTCATCGTTTTTATACATGAGCCAGACAGCTAAAGACCTTGGACAATCCAGGGACTGTAAGATCGCCTCTATGGCACGAGCTTCAAGCTTCGAGTCTACGCGATATTTTGTCAGTCCTTTCAAGAACTGACGCCCATACTTATCATAAGACATGGAGGTACTCCTTTAAAGATTGAAACAAAGGACGCAAATCCCAGAACTAAAAGCTACTTAGCCCCAGGGCGCGTCGAAGTTTTCGATAGCGTTTCTCAACGGCGACACAGTAGCATCACTGGGCACACCGTCAGAAGCCGTTATTGTTGCACAAAGCAACGACAATACTAGGTCCAGGATACAATTCCTTTCCCATAGTAATCCTCGCTCTGGTATCAACCACTCTCCCACAAACATGTGCGAGTACGCTACTTGCGGTGCCGGCGTAAAGCCGGTCGCAGTTGACGGACTTGCCACTTCGAGGGTAGGGAGCACCACATTCGTCGATACTCTGTAGATACGGCTCGTCTTGTTAGGCGGCCTTACCCTTAAAGTTACCGACGGGTAACCGATGGCGATTCCGCCAGAACGGTCCACCCACCGCGCGACACCAGGAGCTGCAAAGCCCTCGGGGTCAAACGTTCTTGTAACGCCAATTGCAGCGTCACCAACCGTCTTATGAACCGAATCCATCCGATTCGCAATTAAGGCGAGTGACACGGCACCAGCGAGCTTCATGGACGCAAGAGCGGACATGATAGTACCTTTTCAAAAGAAAACGGTTAAGGACATATTAGTCAGGCTACCTACCGAAGAACTTATCGCCTTTAAAAGCGGCTCTCATCAAAGCAAGAGCATTGAGTGCATGCGTGGCGGAAATTGGATTCTTCCAACTTGGCCAAGATACCTGAGGGAAGTCTATTAAAGCACTCCGATCAAGTAGCACGGCGTCGCTAGACCAGTTGCCATACCGGCACTGCACTCGTGTATCGTCTTCGAATTTGTAATATATGTCCACGATCGTAGTCTTCCGCGTGAACTGAACCTCCCACCCACTTAAAAATTGGAGCCCTTTCCAGCGATTTAAGCCGTCAAGGAAATCTCCAATGGGTAGGAGCCAATCCAGTACGAAAGAATACGGGAGCACTTCCCATGCCAGACTAATGGGATTATTAAAACCGATCTGCTTCAAAAACGCATCCAGTGGTTCTCCCATCCTGTACATCAGGCCGAACTTACTTGTTGTCCGGGTGATAACAGTTTTTTGCGCCGTTGGGTCAGTTTCGCCCGTGACGTAGAAGGGACCACCAGTTGTAGTTGTTTTCGAAGAAGTAGAGCGCGCACTCTGAACCATAAAAGTTCCAGCATTTAAATACGCTAAACTTTTAGCGGCTCCCTCGACATCTTGAAGGAGGGGTTTCCACCCATACTGAAGCTCCAGCCAGTTTTTTGCGGCTGAGTCGCCCCAAGTATAAGGGTCCTTTCCTTTTCGAAACCGAGGTTGCTTCTTTTGCCACAAGATCGATATAGCTTGAGGTATGTTAAACCTCTTCACTGCCTGTATCGCACCGGTTATGCGTGTGCAAGTGTCAACAAGCGCACGTGTTAACTGATTTACTTGAACGAGATCCTGAGCCAAATTATTTACTTCTTGGCCCGCTTTTTCGCCCAATTTCCTTATGGCAACGTCCCGCACAGAATTATCATGTGTGGGAATGGTCACAGCAATGCCAAACTGGCCCTCACACGGTGCGATTGCGAACGTATGGCTTTTGTCACTCCCTGGGATCGGTTTTCTGAACCCATACTGAGTGCAGCCACTGTCGTACGTATCGTACCTGTAAACGTGATGAGGGTTGACGGGAAGGTTTCGCTTCTTAAGTCCACCAAAGCCGGGAGTTCGAACTCCTGACCATGTTCGGCTCGACTGGATTACAGTTGCCACCCCGATTATCGGGGATGGTTCACCGTAAATACTTCCATGTTCCGAGACCGTCGACATCGCCCTGGAATGAATCTCAGGGGACGGGCGAATCTTAGAAGAAGATGACCAACCTTGTTTGATCTTCCTTTTAGAACTCATAGGAAGGCTCTCGCAACCACTCTCAGAGCGGTTGTGCGGAGTGCAGGTACATTTACCACACGTACTTTTCTATGTTTCTCAACGTAGGAGTACGGAATACTAGCAAATGCATTGCGAACGGGTCTACCCCATACATACATGGTAGCCAGGAGACGTACACGAGTAACAGGGTCACCGGAACACGAGGACATATCGACAGGCTTGGACAAAAGCTCGTAAAGACGCTTTTCCCCAGTATCTGCCAACAGCCTCCCGGTTGACGCGAGTGCTTGGTACGAACAATAAACTCCGGACTTATAGTACGATGTAGTTTGTCGTCCTGCGGCGCTCTTTAATACCGCAACTTGTGTGTTCGCCCAACCCGGTAGTTTATATGCATAAGGATAAGTATTAGTTACCATTAAGCAACCCCACCAGCTCGGTCAAACTGAGCACGTGAACAAGAAGAAGGAGGTAGCAGCAAACACCACCCACAAACACACCAAAGCCGAACGCGACGATGGACTGAGCTTTCCCTGTTCGTATTTCTACTTGCAGGAGTTTAGCTAGTTCTACCCGCATTTTATCGACCATAGTGTGCCTCCTTGTTATTTAGAGCAAATCGCTCTATCACGTAAGTGAGACGAAATCGTCTCGCTTTAACCACCCACGGAAGCGTCAACTCAGTAGATATATAGAAGCCACAAAGCACGCTTATTTAAGGCGAACGTGGTTTTATCACGTTGCATCGACAGACTTGGAACAACCTGAAACTCAAGAAAGAGGGTTCAACAATTTCCCTCCTACAAGAATCAAGTTTCCCTTTGCCACCCTATGTTATAAGGTGGGGTCCCGCGGACGACGTTTCAATCGTTTTTGGCCGGTTTCGAAGCCGACCA